GACTGGCTACTGGTTAAGTTCAGAAACTACAGCCATAACTCAGTCAGAAAGTACATTCGATCAGATCTCATTAAGTCCTAAAAACTATGGAGTACTTTCTAAGTATTCTAGGCAGACTCTTTTACAGGCAACCCCCGGAATTGAGCAACTTATTAGAACAGATCTGCAATCGACTGTGAATCTCGGTGTTGATCTTGCAATCCTTAATGGATCTGGAAGTTCAGGCCAGCCAACAGGGATCATGCAGACTTCTGGTATTGGTTCTGTTGCTGGTGGTACTAACGGAGCTGCTATCACATTAGAAAACCTCATCAAATTAGAAGAGGAAGTTCTAGTTGATAACGCTGGTGGTAACAACATGGGTTATGTGACCAACGCTAAGGTGCTATCTGCGTTGAAACAGCTACGTGCTGGTGGATCTGCTGCTGGAAACGGCTCCTTCTTATGGAACACAGATCTTTCAGGGATTGGTCGTGGTGCAACTCCGGGTGTTGTTAATGGCTATCGCATTGGTGTTACAAACCAAGTTCCTTCCAACTTGACTAAGGGTTCAACAAGTGGTGAATGTTCTGCTGTTGTCTTTGGTGACTTCTCACAAGCCTTAGTTGGCTTCTGGGGTAACGGTATGGAATTAGCCGTATCGGATTCAGACGGCTCCGATTTTACGAAAGCCCTTACTTCCGTAAGAGCGATTACAACGTTAGATGTTGCGGTAAGGCAGGCTTCCGCCTTCTCTGCTATCCTCGATGTTACGACTTAGTAATAAGGGAGGGGGCTTCGGCCCCCTTTTCTTTATACTTTTTCTTTATGCAAGTACAAATCACACGTAATGTTGGTGTTGCTGGTCAGCACTTAGGCAAGGGAGAAATTCATGATCTTCCTGAAGCTGACGCTAACTTTCTTATCCGACAAGGTAAAGCTACTGAATCTATAGAAGCTCCTGCTTGTCCACCAACTAAACCTAAAGCTAAGAAACCAAAAGTTATAGAAGATAATGGCTCTGAGTGATGACAATTCGGTGTTTGTAGGTGGTGAATTTGGTGTTAGTTGCACCAGTGGAGGCACTACCGCAAACGCTATTCTCAATCAGCCAAGTGAAGTATTGATGGACGGAATGGTGTTATTTAGTGATTACACATTATTAGCTAAAGCAGCGGATTTTGGAACTCTTGTAGCTGGTAATTCGATAACGGCTGATGGCACAGCTTATACCGTCAGAGAGACACGCTTTTCAACTGATGGGCAATTAGTCACTATCGCAATACAAAAAACATGACGACTAAACGAGAACAAATATTAGATCAAATAAAAACAGTCCTGACTTCTACGGCTGGAGTTTCTAGTCGTGTCTATCGCTCAAGGGTAGTTCCCTTAAGTAGAGGTGAATCTCCTGCGCTTGTTATTGAACCTGTTAGTGATAATGCTCAATCAATTTTGACACTGCCCAAGATTGAATGGTCATTACAGGTAAGAGTGTCAGTTATTGTTCGTGGTGATGTTCCTGATGAGGTAGCAGACCCTATTGTTGAATCGCTTCATTCAAAGATAACTGCTGATTTAACACTAAATGGTCATGCAATAGATGTTGAAACTCAAGGGGTAGATTTCATGATGATGGATGCTGATCAACCGTCAGGAGTTATAAGTTGTAATTATTTGATTAGGTATAGAACTGAAACAGACGACTTAACTACCTAAAGTCGACTAAACTTAAAGCACGACTATTAAGTATGCTTAACACTCCGAGGATCTAACTAATGGCTCTCTTTTCAAGGTCAAGACTTATCCAAACAAAGATAGAGTCATCGTATGGCGTAGACAGCAGTCCTGCGGGAACTGATGCAGTCTTAGTAAGGAACTTGGACGTATCACCTATTGAGGCAGAAACAGTTTCAAGAGACTTGATTAGGTCTTATATGGGTAATAGCGATCAATTGTTAGCAAACACAAGAGTAGCCATAAATTTCGAGGCAGAAATAGCAGGTAGTGGAACCGCTGGAACCGCAAGTAGGCTTGACAGCTTGCTACGAGCGTGTGGTTTTGCAGCTACCACTACTGGATCGGCTGTAACAGGATCGTCTCAAGCAGGTGGAGCTGGAACCATTACTTTGGCTTCTGGTGCTAGTGCAGTTGATGATTTCTATAACGGAATGGTTGTAACGATCACTTCTGGAACAGGTAATGGACACAAAGGTTTAATTGTTGATTATGTAGGAAGCTCAAAAGTAGCAACAGTAAAAGCAGGCACAGCAACATTCGTTCCCGGTGCAAGTTCAGGTTATTCAATAGCAGCAAATGTTGGCTATTTACCTAAGTCAAGTTCATTTGAATCAACGACTATTTACTTCAATAACTCAGGTGTTCTACACAAAGCAACAGGCTGTAGAGGCAGCGTAAATATGAGTCTTGAGGTTGGTTCAATTCCTGTGTTCAACTTCTCTATGACAGGGATTTACAATGCTCCAACAGATACCGCATTGCCTACAACAACCTATTCCAACCAAACGACTCCTGTTCTCTTTAAGGCAGGTAATACCGTAGCCGTTTCTTTGATGGACTACGACACAGCAGCTATTCAATCTTTAAGTGTTGATATGGCTAACGAGGTTGTTTATAGAGAACTCGTTGGTTCAGACAAGAGTGTTTTAATGACTAATAGAGCACCATCTGGAACGGCTGTTATTGAAGCTCCTACTATTGCTCAGAAGGACTTCTTCACTATCGCCAACGCTGATACAACAGGTAAGATCTGTTTCCAGCATGGAACTACAGCAGGGAATATCGTTTCTGTCTTATGTCCTGTAGTTGATATCGGCAACCCAACCTATAGCGATTCTGATGGTGTTCAGATGTTGAACCTTCCATTCGTTCCTACGCCTAGTGCATCAGGAAACGATGAAGTGCGTCTTGGATTCCAATAGCTTGTTTTTTGTCGACATCATCCTTATTGTTGTTAAGTAACAGCAATTTTTAATGGCATTTGTTCGTAAAAAGGTCGCTTCCTATAAGTGGCCTGTAACCATTCGTGTCCCAGAAGACGGGGCTTATCAAGAGTCAACATTTACTGTACTGTTTAAGGTTTTAAAGAAATCTGAAATACAGGCTTTAGAAAATGATGATGCAAAGTTCCTTAAGTCTATTGTTTTAGGTTGGGAGGACATGGAGAACGAAGACGGATCTGAATACACCTTCTCAAAAGCTCATTTAGATGAAATGATTGAAGATTTTAGGTGGAGTGTTGGTGTAGTAAGGACTTATTACGAGTCATTTAATGAGGCGATGGAAAAAAACTAAAAGACGCTGTTGATTACTGGCTCAATGGTGTTAGTCATGATGATGCTTTGAAAGATGCTGCTTTAATGGGGATCGTTATGCAGGAGAAACCCAAAGAACAGCACTGTGAGATCTTTGAAAGCAACTGGGAGATAGTGATGATGTTTACACGACTACAAACTCAGTGGAATACAAGTATGAATGGAGTTATTGGTCTTAAATATGAGGTGCTTGAATGGCTTTGCCGTCTATACTTAATAAAAGACAAGCAATCAATGCTAGAAGGCATACAAGTTATGGAAGCTGCTGCATTGAAGCTATTAAATAAGCAGGATTAGACATGGCAGATAATACGACTCTCTTTAAGATTAAGGCCATTGTCCAAGGGGCCGAAGGTGTAGAGAAATTAAAAAGATCTATAAGAGATTTACATAAAAATTCAACACCAGCAGCAAGAGATTTAGCGAAATTAAGAGCAGCAGCAAATGAGTTAGGTAGGTCATCACATAAGACAGAAAACTCAATAAGGACTCAAATTGCTGTCCTTAAAGACTTACGAACCAATGTCTCTTTAACAGGTTCTTCATATCAGAAACTTGGTCGTCAGATAAAACAAGCAGAAGCATCATTAAAGAGCTTTAGTGGAAAAGGTGGCTTTAGAGCAGGTGCTATGGCTGCTGCACCTGCTGCTTTAGGTGGTGCTACTGCTTCATTCCTTCCTGCTCCTGCTCAGTTTGGTGCTGCTGCTGGTTTCGCCAAAGGCGGGATGGCTGGTGGTCTTGCTGGTGCTGGTATTGGTTTAGGTGTATCTGCTGTAGCTGGAGGTGTTCAGCAAGCGGCTGAAGCTGCTAAATATGCTTCTGAAGTTAAACGGCTACAGATTGCTTTAAAAGGTGTAACCAAAGATTCTGTTAGTTATGCAAAAGCGCAGAGAGTTATAACTTCTGTAAGTAAAGAATTGAATGTACCTATTGGTGTAGCCACTAAACAATTTACAACTTTATCTGCTTCTGTCCTTGGTGCAGGTGGAACTATAGAAGATGCAGAGGAGGTATTTAGAGGAGTTAGTGAAGCTATAAAAGCTACTGGTGGTGAATCAGAAGATATTCAATCAGCTATAAGAGCTATGAGTCAAATCTTTGGTAAAGGCAAGGTATCAGCCGAAGAATTGCAGGGACAGTTAGGTGAAAGATTACCGGGTGCTGTTGTTAAATTTGCAGAGGCAACTAATCGAACATTGCCTCAATTACAGAAAGACTTACGGGATGGAACTGTTGGTCTAAACGATGTAATGAAGTTTGTTACCAAATTAAGCGGAGATCATTC